GTGGGCTGCTAGAACAGCTGGCGCATTTGGAAACTCAATACAGGTTTCTTCTTGTCCATCTGCTACTGCTTACGAAGAAACATCCAAAACAACGGTCAATGACGCTTCAACAGCAGTCGGAGATACGGTTGTTACGGTAACATCAGGAACAGGAATAAGTATCGGCGATATAGTAAACTTTGGTGACCAGTATGAATATAGAGTTATTAATGTAGCAACTAATGACTTAACAATAGTAAGAAAAGAAGAGCCTCAACATTTTGTTGCTTCAGATTCTTCAGGCTTACACGCAGTTATAACTAACGGCGCAGCTGTAAGACGAAGATGGAAGTATTACGATTTATTTGACAAAGCGCCAGGAACTTCACCATTTGCAGCTGCAAGAGGTGGTGTAAATGACGAAATACATATAGTCGTTATTGACGAGGACGGTGTAATATCAGGACAAAAAGGTGAAGTGTTAGAAACATATGACGCTGTATCTAAAGGTTCAGACGCAAAAACACCACAAGGCGACACAAACTATTATCCAGATGTAATTTACAATAAATCAAATTACATTTACTGGATGGACCATAACTCAAGCGGTACAAACTGGGGTAGTGCAGTATCAGGTATAACTTATACAGCAGTTACAGCAGTAAGTAATGTATCATTACAATCTGGTTCAGACGGAACAGCAGCCACAACAGCACAAAAATTAACTGCTTATCAAAAATTTGCAGACGCTGAAACGGTTGATGTAAGTCTTATCATGGCGGGTAACGGTAACGCAACACACATAGACAACTTAATTACAATTGCAGAAAATAGAATGGACGCAGTTGTATTTGCTTCTCCAGAGAGAAGTGATGTTGTTAATGTTGCAGACGACAACACAGCAAAAGATAATGTAATTGGATTCTTTAACGGTATCCGTTCATCTTCTTATGTGTCGTTTGATAGCGGTTACAAATACGCTTACGACAGATACAATGATGTTTACAGATTTGTACCATTAAACGGTGATATGGCAGGTCTATGTGCTAGAACTGACCTTGTTGCAGACAGCTGGTTCTCACCAGCAGGTCTTAACAGAGGTATAGTTAGAGGCGCAGTAAAACTTGCTTTCAATCCAACTAAAACTCAAAGAGATGAACTTTACAGAGCAAGAGTAAATCCTGTGGCAACATTCCCAGGACAAGGTACGGTTCTTTTCGGAGATAAAACTGGATTAACAGCACCTTCAGCATTTGATAGAATCAATGTTAGAAGATTGTTTATCACTTTAGAGAAGGCAATATCAACTGCTTCTAAATTTCAATTGTTTGAATTCAATGATGAATTTACAAGAGCAAACTTTAGAAACATTGTAGAACCTTTTTTAAGAGAAGTACAAGGTAGACGAGGTATTACAGATTTTAGAGTAATCTGTGATGAAACAAATAACACAGGTGAAGTAATTGATAGAAATGAATTCATAGCAGAAATCTTTGTGAAACCTGCTAGAAGCATTAACTTCATTACTTTACAATTCATAGCAACTAGAACTGGCGTCAGCTTTGACGAAGTTGCAGGTTAAGGTAGAGGAGAAATAAAATGGCAAACATTAACGACTTCAAAGCTAAACTTGCAGGCGGTGGCGCTAGAGGTAATCAGTTTAAGGTAACAATGCCTTTTCCTGGTTACTCACAAGTTGGTGGAGAAATAGAAGAGTTAGCATTCTTATGTAAAGGTACTCAATTACCGGCAATGACTATTCCGTCATTTACGGTACCATTTAGAGGCAGACAAATTAAGATTGCTGGCGATAGAACATACGCTGATTGGACAATCACGGTACTAAATGATACAAATTTCAAATTAAGAAACGCATTTGAAAGATGGTCAAATGGTATTAACAATGCGACAGATGGTGAAGGATTAACAAATCCTGCTGACTATCAAGTTGACGCATTTGTTGACCAGTTAGATAGAAACGGTGCAACGATTAAGTCTTACACTTTAAGAGGTGTATTTCCGACTGAAATCGCTGCTATTGAGTTGGCATACGACCAGAATGACGCTATTGAAGAATTTGGTGTTACTTTTGCGTATCAATACTTTGAAAGTAATACTACTACATAGTATATAAATATTAGTAGTAAATTTAAAGGAATAATATTATGGCTGAATTATTTGGATTTTCTATCACTCGTGCTAAAAAGACGGCGGATCCAAAACAAAGCTTTACACAACCTCAAGCGGATGATGGTACACAAACCATCGCCGCTGGGGGTTACTTTGGTCAATACCTTGACATGGAAGGTCAGGCCAAAACAGAGCAAGACTTAATCCGAAGATATAGAGAAATAGCATTACACCCCGAATGTGATATGGCGATAGAGGATATTGTCAATGAAGCAGTCGTGGCTAATGAATTAAAGGATGCTATTAGACTTAAATTGGATAATGTCCCTTTTGGTAGTGAAGTTAGACGAAAGATAGAGGAAGAATTTCAAGAAGTATTAAGGTTGATGAACTTTAATACAAAAGGTCACGACATATTTAGAAGATGGTATGTTGATGGCAGAGTTTATTATCATAAAGTAATAGACAGAGAATCACCTAGAAAAGGTATTACAGAATTAAGATACATTGACCCTAGAAAGATTAAGAAAGTAAGAGAAGTTAGAAAGAAAAGACCTGACGGACCTACTCCACACGGACTTTCTATTGTTGATGATTTTCAAGAGTATTATTTGTATAATGAAAAAGGTGTAGCAGGCACAACATCTGGTGGTATCAAGATTGCACCAGACACAATAGCATTTGTGCCTTCAGGAATGATTGACCAAAATAAAAATATGATACTTTCTTATTTACATAAGGCAATTAAACCTGTAAATCAATTAAGAATGATAGAAGACGCTACGGTAATTTACAGAATTGCTAGAGCGCCTGAAAGAAGAATATTTAAGATTGATGTTGGTAATTTACCAAAAGTAAAAGCTGAACAATACTTACGAGATGTTATGGCAAGATATAGAAATAAACTTGTTTATGACGCTTCAACTGGTGAAATCAGAGATGACAGAAACTATATGTCTATGTTAGAAGATTTTTGGTTACCAAGTAGAGAAGGTGGTAGAGGTACAGATATTACTACATTACCAGGCGGACAAAATCTTGGAGAAATTTCTGATATTGAATACTTTAGAGCAAAACTTTATAGAAGTTTAAATGTTCCTGCTAGTAGATTAGAGGCAAGTCAAGGTTTTAATCTTGGTCGTTCTACTGAAATTACTAGAGATGAACTAAAATTTACTAAATTTGTTCAAAGATTAAGAAAGAAATTTACAGAATTATTTAATGATATATTGAAAACACAACTAGTCTTAAAAGCTGTTATTACAGATGAAGATTGGCATATATTAAGAGACCATGTACAATATGACTTTTTACAAGACGGACACTTTGCAGAATTAAAAGAGTCTGAAATGTTAATGGAAAGATTGAGAGTTGCCGATTCTATGAGAGATTATGTTGGTAAATATTTCTCTGTTGAGTATGTAAGAAAAAATGTATTACGACAAACAGATAGAGAAATAGAGAAAATTAATAAACAGATTAAAAAAGAAATTGATGATGGTATTATCGCTATGCCGGATGCTGGCGAATTTACTAGAGAAGTCAAATAGGAGAAATTAAATGAGTGAACATGTAAAGAAATTTATAGACGATTTACAAAATGGAAAAAATGCTGACGCAGGCGAGGCTTTTAAAGACGCTTTAAGAGCTAAAGTTGCTGACGGTTTAGACAAGCAAAGAGTTGACATTGCAAGTAGAATTTTCAATGACAAATCTACTGAAGCACAAGACTTTAGCGACCCTAAACCTGCTGTAACAGACCCTAATCCAGAAACAGCAGTTGTTATGGATACAAAAGGTAATGAAGTAGAGTTTGTTGATAATGGTAATGAACAACCAAAACCTGAAAATGAAATACAATTAGATTCACCCGAGGATCCAGGTCATGAAGAAAGTCAGCCAACTACTTAAAACAAATGTAGTTGATACTACGGTTTTTAATGAACTGCCTCCGAAACATAAAGAGGTAGTAAATGATTTTTACAATCAGGTAGAAAAATCTGATGGTAATATTATTGATAGAGTTGAAACTACAATTGACAAAGTTGCAACTAAACATAATGTAAACACGGATATAATGTATAATTATATTAATAAAGAAACAGGAGTGTAAAATGGCATATGTAACGGTAACAGGTTCAAATAGTATTTGGCAATATGACAATGCGGCTACGGCCTCAAATACATATTCTGATTCAGCCGCTGGTGCAAACTCAACGATATCTGGTGGTATAAGAACTTATACAAAACCTGGCACTAGTGATACGGTAAAAACTTATATTAGATGTAGAAAGACAGGCGAAACTAAAGAGCGTGGTGAATTAAGTAAAACTTACTATGACAATCAGTAGTACAAATTTAGTTGATGATAATTTTAAAGTAATTAATAAAATTACTGGTGCTCGTAATGAAGACGAAAAGTTAATAGAACTAGACAACTTAAAAGGTTCTACTAACGAATCAGAAATATCAATTGCAAATGTTTATTATGAAGTAGAAGGCACAGGCACGGTAAAATTGCAATTTGATAACGAAGAAGAATTAAGTATGACAGGTATAGACAACTATGGTCTAAAACCTACTGAAACAAAAATAAAAGGAACAGGCGACATTAAAATATTAACAGACGCTAATGTAGATAAGTTTAGTTTAATGTTAGAATGTCATAAAGAAACAGGATTTAGTAATGGCTGATACGGTAACAACACAAACAATAGCAGATACCTCTGGTGTTAAATTTGTAGCAAAACTTACAAACTTTTCAGATGGTACTGGCGAAACTTTAGTTAAAAAAATAGACGCTTCAGAGGTCACATTTATGACCGAAGACGCAAATAGAAAGATATCCAGAGTATGGTACTCTATTAATACATCAAACGCAAAGTCTGGTGTAGAGATTATATGGGACGGTACAACAAATGCTACTGCTATGTTATTAGGTGGTAATGGTTATTTTGATTTAAGAACAGCTGGTAATGAGATACCAAACAATGCTAGTACGCCTACTGGAGATGTGTTATTATCTACGAAAAACTTTGCTTTAGGCGACAACTATACGATTATTATTGAATTCAGGTAATAAAACCGTATAAATAGTAGAGAGAGAAAACAAATGAAGTTAATATCGGAAGAAATTCAAAACGCAGAAATGCTCCTTCCC